CGTGTCAATAATCCTGCCCTGTATCTCTATGCCCTCGGCCCTCATCCAACCTGCATCGTAGGTTGCATTGTGCATAATCACGTTCATGTCAGGCACAGACATCTGTTTCTTCAGCCACTTGAGTGTGAACTTCGGATCTAGATTGTGTGAGTTCTCATGGCGGATAGGGAAGTACCCTTTGTATTCCCCTGCTGCCACAGCTATGCCAATGATGTGACCGTCCTTACGTGCCCAACCTGGCCCCAATGTTTTTATGTTGGGATCGTAGGTCTCGAGATCTACAGCCACATCTTTGTAGCCTGTCAGGTCTGGATACTCTGGCGGTATGTTCCAGTCCTTGTCTATTAGATCTAGTTCCCCTTTGATCTGATGGTGTAATGCGCTGCCAAACAGGTTTACCTGCATGTTATTTCTCCTCAATGAACTCCGCACCCAAGGCGGTGTATCCTGCTTTATCAATCCACGAATCCTCGTGGTCTATTGTTTCTATTAGTCTGCTCGTTTTTACCCAGTCCATCATCAACGTGACGTGGGCCGGGGTTATTTGACCGTGTTTTTCTATGGCTCCTTCTATTATTATATTCCATCCATCGGCAATGCGTTGGTGATTTTGGTATGCATCACCGTAGTCCTTGGCCCTGTCACCATGGATTAGTTTTGCTGCTGTCTCTAAAACCTTTTGGCGTTTCATTGGATTTTTTTCTCTTCCTGTTCCTTTGGATAAAAAACTAAGACAAAACTACCGCACTCTGGGCAGCTTAAATTTGTTTCTATACTGTATTCCGGATCTTCCTCATCTATATCATGATCTCCGCCCCAGATTAGCTCTGTTCTGCAATGCCAACATTTCATATCGTGTACCTGTAATTTGTTTTTGCTTGTAGTAAGTAGAGACAATGTCTTGCTCTGGTTATGCCGACGTAAAACGCTCGATGCTCATCGTCGGGGTGGTCGCTTTCGCTACACGCCTTGGTTGTACCTAGATACACCAAACAGTTGTCATCCTCACCACCCTTCATGGCATGGAAAGTAGACAGGTTGATTCTAGGTTCGGACAGCAAGTCATCTCCGCGTCTTGCCATAGCTGCAATGTATTCTTGTTCTATTGATCCAACACGCAGGACTTCGTATCCACTTTGCTCTGCCCCAACCAGTAGTCCATATTCCTTTTGCAACTCCTCCATCGTTAACTCTGCATCAGGAGCCAACACATCTAACCTCTGTGTGAACCCACGTTTAACCACTGCGTTCTGTCCCTGCTTGGGTACAGATGAATACAGGTCCTTGATCCTTTGCAGACCTACCTTCTTGTCCTGACACAGATCACTCCATGTAAACAGATTAGAAACCAATTTGTTTGAGATGCTCGGCCTACCCTTGATAGAAAACTTAAACCCCATCTCCTTGATTTTCTTTGCCATGTCATGAACGAACCCATTGGTTCGAGCCATCAAAGTCCACGATCCTTCGTGCAAGGGTGCATCCTCGAGGTGGTATATCCACTCAACCAAACCCTCTTCTTCCCGAGGTTTAAATACTTTCAAATGCCGATCATCAATCCTGTTCGCAACAATCTTCGCTAGGTTATGCACAGAACTTGGGATTCTGTACGATTGATCCAACACCTCTATGTTATCCGTACATTTGTTGAACAGTTGCACATCCACCCCTGTCCATCGGTGGATCGCTTGGTCATCGTCCCCTGCAATAAACACCTGATCAGCATGCTCCGCTATCTTCGACACCATCTCCCACTGCATTGGGGTAAAGTCTTGAGCCTCATCAACAAACAGATAGTCCAAACTCGGCGGCTCCCCGACCTGAATGTACTTGTCGATCATGTCCACATAGTCAAACTTGTTTGTAGATCGTTTGTATTCCTCAATTTGATTGTGTAACTGCACCAACTTGGGGTAGTGGAGGGATCTATCAGACGCTTCGTTGTACTCCTGATCCAAAGTTACCATGCGTAAACGTGCACGGCCCACCATCTGTAAGTAGTCGGCTCCCGATCCACCAATCGACGGCACTGCTAAACCATCATCAAGTGCATTCGACATCCTACCTTCGAACGTCAGCCCTACATCACGGCCCACGTTGTCGTAGTCTTCCTTGTTCATGATGTCCGTCACCTGTAAACCCAAACCCCTGAACCCGAACGAATGGCTCGTCCGCATAAACGGAAAGTCTTTCGGCTCCAACTGAAACTCGGCACATGCACGGCCTACCATCTCTTCGATAGCCTTACGTGTAAAAGATATAACTCCAATGCGAGAAGGACTCGTGCCTCGGTCCAACGCACCACGGATCTCCTCAATCAAACGGTAGGTCTTACCACAACCAGGTGGCCCCAAGATTAATTTAGCTTTCGGTATCATATTCTTTTCCCCTTGGTCTGGTGTTAACCCAGTCCTCAATCTCTGTCAGAACCCAACGGCTCGAGGATCTTTTGTTTGTCTCATCTCCCAAGACAATGGGTTTCGGAAAGTCTCCGGTCTGCGATAATTTATATATGTAGGATTTCGATACGCCTAACATCTCGGCTACCTCACCCACTCGCAGCAGTCGATTAGAATGGGATTTCATTGCTATACTCCTTTACAGGTAATTCTATTTCTTCTTCTTCGAACGCAGGGACAAACCAACAGCGAACGTTTGTTCTTGTCTCACCCTTTGGCCCACGCTTAACTATGTTTTGTTTTGTTGAGTCTCCCCCCAAGTCTCGTATCATCTGGGTTATCTGTCCCCGACTTGTAATGTTAAACCGTCTGTTGTGTAAGAACTCGAGTAGTCCTTCCAGTTTAAACTTGGTGGTTCCTGCATCTGTCCAAGGCTTGTTCATTAGGATCTCTTCCGGTGCCATGGCTCTGATGTTACTTGTGCAGTATGTCTCTAGCAGATCTTTGAACTGTCCCGATATAGTAAGTTCATCTGGCACATCGATGTACGTTGCCTGATTCATCAAACTATTAACCATCTGCTGCCACTTCTGTGGCTTGGTAGTCGGTGGCATAAACATGCACTGCTCCATGCATGCACGTTGCCAAAGCATTTGATTCTGCAACTGCTCTGTTGAAAGCTGTATCCTTGTGCCGTTCACATCCATAAAATACAGACGTGGTTCGGACAGCATGATCGTCAGCCCACCAACCTGTGGTGCATCCGGTGCATCTTGACCTATGCCGAACTTAGCCAACACACACATAGACGGATCGCAGTACGACTTGAACGGCTCTTCCTTACAAGTGTACCCCCAGTCTTTTTTCTCATGCTGTTTGATTACAGTCTGCACCTCTGAAGATGGAAGGGGCGGAGAGAATAACGTGCGGTTGTATTCCTCCAGAGACGATTGCCAACTGTCGGGAAACTTCTTCTTGCAGTACACACCCATAAAAAACAGAAGCTTGTTCCTTGGCTCTGATAAAGGACCATCCGAAAACAAGTGCCGTAAGCAAGGAGGTCCATCTTCGAAATGATTCCTCACAGTTTGTGCGGCTCGTATAGCTTCCAAGTCGGATAGGTTTACTCGGTTCTTGTCCACTGCATCCAGGAACTCATCCAGTTCCATCGCTTCTATTTTCTTGTTGTAGCAAAACCTTTGAGGCATCTCAGCATCAAAGTATGGCATGTTAATAAAGTTCCCAACATCTCCACGCTCGGCTATGATCTTGTCTTGCTTTGGAAATATCTCACACCCGCTATGCCCCAAGAGTATTGCCATCTCTGTTAGATACTCACGAATGATAGCAGCAGGTTCCCAGTCTTTTAGGAACACATACAAATGTGCACCCCCCGATTTGGATCGGCAATGTAATAAGGGGAGATCCAACTTGCAGATCTTGTCTTGTAATTCTTTGTGGTTTAGATCGTAGACATCTACATCGATGGCCCCGAACTTACACATGTTGTCTTCGTTAATCGGGATGGCCCCGACACCTTGCTTGCCGTCGATGTGCCCTTGCACAATCTCCTCAGTCAGTGGCTCCCGAACGATCCTACTCTTGCCTTCGGCCTTACCGTCACGTCCCACTCGACCAACGGTAGTCGTTCCATGTGCCGCTGCTGCACCCATAAAGGCAGCAAGCAGTCTTTTCGCTTGTGACATTTACTGCTCCTGTGAATTAAAGGGAGAGCAAGTGGACTACCTCACTCTCCCAAGCTGCTTAAAACGGTATGTCTTCTCCGTCGTTATCAGAAGAACTAGAGGTGGAGTCTCCATGATCCTCTGGTGCAGCTTTCACTTCACCTGCGGCTACACTGTCACGAAATGACTTAGCCTCAAGCAGTAGTTCACGGTTCTCTAACAAACCGATCTTTTCAATGGCGTAGTTAAACCACGTACCTTGGTCGTTCGACTCTTCGACAGTGGTAAATTTCCACTGAGTACCAAACAAAGGTGGCGTAACCAACTGACCAGTCTTTGGATGCTTAACTTTTTGCATCGCAATCTGTGTCTTCCAACGACGGCTGACCTTCAACTGGCTAGACTTCATGTCCACCACAACAGGTTGAAAAGAACCCTCGTCATCCACAATCAAGCAGTAATGCTGATCTGATTTTACCAATTCGTTTCCGCTTGGTAGGATTTCTTTCGCACCTTGGCGCTCGGTCCTTGTCAGAACTGGATCAGTCGCGGCAATCTCCCCACGAAACCCACCGCCTTGTTCACGAGGTGTGAACTCAAGATACTTGGTGGTTTGGAAACAAGGAACAATTGAAACTCCCTCTTCCCCTGTCCAGTATTGCTTAGTCACGGTGTTAAACATATCGCCCTGCTCTGAGCCATCAATGTACTCAGCCTCACGCTTCTTCAACTGTGGTGACATAGCTTGCAGGATACGAACGAACGGGATCTGCATCTCCGAACTGTCATATGCTGCGCCTTCC